TCAACTGTAAAGTCAATGGTTTTGTAATCGAGTTCATAATCAAATTCCTTCATTACCAAGTTTTATTGTGAGTGTTTACATCACCCTCAACATGATTATGATCTATCTCATCTATATGAGCATGTTCAATGTTGAAGTGTTCTAATGCTTGTGCAATTCTTTCAAGTGCATTTGCAATTCGGTTTGTGTCAATTGGGTTCATAATAATCTATCGAAAGCATCAGACTCTACTTTTTTTGAGTCTAACCATTTACTTAAATATTCTACTGCTTTTTGTGGTTGACAACTATCTCCACAGGTAAAAATGTCACACATTGCAACACCTTCCTCTGGCCATGTATGAATGCTTAAATGACTCTCTGCTAACAAAGCAAATCCAGTAACACCCTGTGGTGCAAACTTTTGAGTTTCTACTTTAAGAACTTTTGAATGTGATGCATCTGCTGCATGCAATAAACAAAATTTAATGTATTCTTCATCATCCAAAACAGAAAAAGGACATCCTTCTAATTTAAATAGGATATGTTTCATTATATCCAATTCGGTTTTCTGGATGGGTCACGAAGATAATTAGATGCAGCCCAAGGTTTGCTGCTAATGTAATTCTTGTAAGCAGTAAAAGTGTCAATGCTTGTGTCATATTTAAATACATCGGGCATTGCTCGTGTAAATGATGTGGGTGGTGGGCAGGATGGAAACATAATATCAGCACACTCAATAGTATGCTGACAACTATGGACTTTGTTATACCTATGAGTATACTCTGCACATAGTGCAAGACCATGTTCTATTAACCAATAGAAGTTAGTCTGTGCCCAGATAGTGCAAGGATGATTACGAAATGCACCCTTGTCTGTTTTGTATGGAGTGCCATCAAGTTTAGGTAATGTGCCAAAACCATGACCCCATTTCTCTGATGCAACAATAGATAACATTTGACATGTCTCCAAAGGCATTTTAACAATATGCTTATCTGGTAGAACCTGTGCCGACTTATATGGGCAAGGATCAGTCACGAATATGTTCATAATAAGGAGGTGTGTGATGATCGTTCCAGTGTCGGATGTTTCCTGCAACGATAAAACAATTGGTAATCACGAGTTGTAAGAAGATAAAAGATCTGATTACACAGACAATATCATCATACTTTTTAGTAGTATCATCTTGGAATGAACCAAGAGAATACTTCCATACCTTCCATATCTTAGCACACATTTTATTGTTTGACAATATCTTTTTCAAAATAATCTGCACAAGAACAAACTAAATTACGATCACCATAAACATTATCGATTCTACCCACAGCAGGCCAAAACTTTTTGTTTGGTTGATTTGGAAAACATGCTTCTTCTCTTGTGTATGCATGAGTCCATTGTCCGCAAACTTCTGCTTCAGTATGTGGAGAATTTTTAACTATATCAGGAACAGTAAATATCTCTCTCCTTATCTTTTCCATCGCATCTACAAATCTTTGTAACTCATCAAGTGATTCACTTTCAGTTGGTTCGACCATCATAGTGTTTGTAACTGGCCAAGATAATGTAGGAGCATGAAAACCATAATCCATTAATCTCTTTGCAACATCTTCTGCTGATACAGGCAGATTACGACAATCAAATATGCATTCATGTGCAACTCTACCATTTTTTGCTTTATACAATACTTTAAAATCTGAATCTATTTTATATGCTAACCAATTTGCTGATAACAAGGATACTTCACTTGCTTTTCTTAATCCATCTCCACCCATCATACGAATATACATCCAACTGATTGGTAATATACTTGCACTACCCTGTGCTGCTGCTGATACTCTTTGATTCATAAAGGGAACAAGATGTTGTGCAACACCAATAGGACCTACACCTGGACCCCCACCACCGTGTGGTATACAGAATGTCTTATGTAAATTAAGATGACATACATCTGCACCATAATTACATGGTTTTGCAAGACCAACTTGTGCGTTCATATTTGCACCATCAAGATATACCTGACCACCATTCTCATGAACGATTCTACAAATGTCTTTGATAGTTGGTTCAAATACACCATGAGTGGATGGGTATGTAATCATAATACATGAGAGTTCAAACGTATTCATGATTGCTTTCTTTTCCAAATCTTTTAAATCAATATTTCCATCTTCATCACAATTTACAGGAACTATTTTCATACCTGCCATCACTGCTGATGCAGGATTAGTTCCGTGTGCACTTGTTGGAATCAAACATACATTTCTTTTCACATCATCACGACTCTTATGATATTCTTGTATTGCGAGAAGACCTGCATACTCACCCTGAGAACCTGCATTTGGTTGTAAGTTAATATCAGCAAATCCAGTAATGTCACACAACCATTCTTTTAAATCATCTATAATTCTTTGATATCCAAAAGTTTGATTTTTTGGAGCAAAAGGATGTATATTCGCAAACTCTGGCCATGATACTGGCATTAGTTCTGATGCTGAATTTAATTTCATAGTGCAACTACCAAGTGGCATCATACCATTTACTAATGAGAAATCTTTTGATACTAATTCATAGATATATCTCATCATATTTGTTTCACTGCGATACTTATTAAATACCTCTTGCTGTAACCAAGGTTTAGTTCGAGTCTGTATACTTTTCCATTTTACATTATCAATTGATTTTATAACTTCATTTACATCAACGTCAAACTGAGACAATGTATTAAGTATTTTTTGTAGTTCATCTATCGTAGTTAATTCATCAATTGATAAAATTACATATCCATCTTCGTATCTAACATTAAACTCATCAATAACTTTATCTGTTTTAATTTTTAAAGTATCAAATCCTTCACAATCGTCAACTTCTGTTCCAGTTTTCTTTAATGCTTTAATAAGAACTTCACGATAGAAAAATATTCTTCTTGCAATTTCTTTCAATCCATCTGCACCATGATATGCAGCATAGAATCCTGCCATGTTTGCAAGTAGTGCTTGGGCAGTGCATATGTTAGATGTTGCCTTGTCTCTTCTTATATGTTGCTCTCTCGTTTGTAATGCTAATCTTAATGCAGAATTACCTTGACTATCCTTAGATTGACCTACAATACGACCAGGTATTTTTCTTTTATATTTGTCTGTTGTTGCAAAGAATGCTGCGTGAGGACCACCAAATCCCATAGGCACACCAAATCTTTGCATACTACCAACTGCAACATCAAAACCCATTTCACCCACAGGTTTCATTAACACCTGTGCCATTGGATCAACAATTGCAATCTTCATACATTTAGAAACTTCTGCTAATCTTAACAATCCATCTGGAGATCTTAACTTACCATGACTATTTGGAAGTTGAACTAATAATCCAAATGCATCGGCAAAGAAAGATATTGGTATTGCATCATCTAAATTAATTTTGATTACGTTAATATCTAATGGTCTTGCTCTTGTTTGTAATACTTCTAATGTTTGTGGAAATATTTTATCATCAACTATAAAATCTTTTTTCTTTCCCTGATTATATGCAAGTATCATTGCTTCTGCAGCTGCAGTTCCTTCATCTAATAATGATGCATTCGCAACAGGTAATCCAGTAAGTTCTGTAATCAGTGTTTGATAATTAAATAATGCTTCTAATCTACCTTGAGATATCTCTGCCTGATATGGTGTATAAGATGTATACCATGCAGGATTTTCAAATACATTCCTTTGTATAACTGGAGGTGTTATCGTGCCATAATATCCTTGACCTATCAAACTTCTTTTGACATCATTTTTTTCCGCAATCTCTTTTAATTCTGTAAGTGCTTTTTGTTCACTACAACCCTCTGGTAATTTATTATCCCCTCTCAAAAGAATAGAGTCTGGAACTATTTCCCTGACAAGTTCATCAATGGTTGAAACACCCAAATCATTTAACATTTTGTATTGATCAATCTGCGTAGGACCAATGTGACGTTGAATAAATTCTGACATTTATGTATTTGTTATATCATATTCAATACTAATTATCTTACTACTTCTTCCAGTGCTATCACAACGTGTTGATTTCTCCATCGTTCCACCTAACTGTTTTGCAATACCTTCAAGTTCATAAAGAAGTTCGTCTTCCAATGCTCCTACAGGATCGTGATGTCTATCTATTTTCATTTATTCTCCTTCTGCTCCTTCATAAACTCTTCTCTACCATCTTTAGTAAAGACTTTTTTCTCATAGTCAAAGTAAGGATGAGGTTGAGCATTTTCAAAAGGTTTCTTTGATGTATTTGCTAATACAATAAATTTATCCTTTGCAAAAGTTCCTGCAATCTGCACCTCTATATCATCACCATCTTTCCAGTTTATTTCACCTTTCAAGTTGGTATGAAGCATTGCTTCTTGTATTTGGTCAATAATTTCTTTAGTTAATTTCATACTTAGTTAGATCACATTCGATTAGAGGTAAAGGTTCGCCTTTTCGAGTTTTTGGTTTACCTACTTTTTCTTGTAGGACTTTTAGTTTTTTGGCACCTTCACCTTGATCATAAGGAATAGGTGCATTATGCAAACAAACACGAATCATTTGCATTTCGTCTGGAGTAAAGAAAACTTCTTTTTGAGTCATGTGGATAATTGAATAATCTTTGATATATCGATAACTGCAAAGAAAGATGATACAAAAGCAATATCATATGCTTTACAATTTATTGAAAATGGCAATACCAAAAGATTACCAAAAAGTCTAGCGGTGCATCCAGACTTTATATCAACATATAAAACTAGAAAATATCCTAATATTAAAAGAACACTTCCTACCAATCTACATCTATTAATAGCAGTCATTTCTTTTTAAATACACCTAACTTTGATAAGAAATAAATTGATAATACAGTCCAAAAGACAACTTCTAATCCGATGTTATTCATAAGCAGTTAATTAAAAAATGGACCAAACATTCCACTATCACCATCTTTACGATTTTCTATTTTATCTATTATTTCGGTAGCATCAATTAAATTTTCTATATCTGCTAGTAAAGTTGCTATATGTTTACTTACAAATGGTTTTTCTGTTCTTGCTGCATAAGCAAGAGCATTTTTTAAATCTTCTTGTGCATCCCTAAGAGATAACTTTACTGTTTCTGATAATTCCATTAGATTCCTAGTAATTTTCTTTGCCTATCAAAGTATTCTTGAAGTATCCAAGAACTACTATTCATTTTATTATTTCCACCTATACTATATTCAAATATAACATTTTCATTATTAGCAAATCCCATAGTCTCTGGAATATTTTCTCTACGTCTATCACCACCATTACAAAATACAACTTTATCTGCTAGTTCTAAACATTTTCTAATTGCACCTCTAGCAGAATCGTCTTTATCATCCCATGAAATCACAACGTCAACCATATTTAAATGTGTTATAATGTTTGCTCTTTCTGCCCAAGTTTGAAATTTATTTTTCTTTTTTCTCTCTAACCAATCATCAGAATTTATACCCACAACTAGATGTGATGATAATTCTTTAGCACTTTTAAAATATGAGATGTGACCACTATGTATTGGATCAAATCCACCAGTAACTAGAGATACTTGTTTAAATTTTTTACGGTTCATTCTTCAATTTCAAAAAACCATTTGATTGACTTAATATAATCAAATGTGCAACCTATATCTTTATCACAATTAATATCATACTTACGATCACAGAGAAACTTTCTAAGTTCATAGACAGAATCAAATCTTCCTTTATGCCTCTCTTGTTCGTCGTAAAGATGATACTTCATTATTCAAAAGTAGAGTCTGGTTCTAATGCTATGTAGTAGATAAGATTATAACTCGAATTAGTAAATTTAGCAAGTAATTTAGATGAGATAACAACATCATATGCACCAGGTATTATCTTAATATTTTCAACTTTAAAATTGAAAGTAAATTCTTTATCCGTTTCACCTACAACTACTGCAAACTCATTTGATGTATCATTCTTCTTATCACGAACAACAAGTTTTACAACACCATTCTCACCAACTGCTGCCAAATCTGGAAGTTGATAAACTGCTGCTGCCTTTAATAGTTTTTCTAAAGTGACACTCTCTAATTGGAAACAAACATCTTCAGTTGGAAGAGATATTTCTTTCTCAGGTGGTGCAATAATTACTTGTGGATCTGCAAAGAAATATTTTACTCTTCTTTTACCTTCACGTATAGTTAGATATGAATCTTCACTAAAATCTAAATTAGGATCTTGATGAAGACTTAATCCGTTTAAAAATTGATTGAGATCATATATTGCAACGTCTTTTGGAAAATCTTCTGTTATATCTGCTTCTGCTAGAATATTTTTAGCAACAGATATTGTTCGAAGTTTACTACCTTGTTTTACAAGGATAGAGTTATTAATACCAGCGAAGTTTTTAAGAACTGTAAGAGTGCTGTCTGTTAATTTCATAGATTCACGTAATTTCATCATTAAGGCATTTGGTCAAAGTTTCCAGAAGGCATTGATGGTTTTCCATAATGTCCGTCAAAGTGTAATAATAGCATAGCATAGTGTATGACTTTTAACAAGTCTTTCTTATTCTTTCCATCTTTATTTCCATATCTACTTCCATACTTGAGTATGTTTGCTTGACAGAATGATGCAGCAAGTTCTTTTGATGCCATGAGATCAATGGTTTGAACATTACGATATTCATGAGACTTTCCTGTGTAATGTCCCTGATAGGTTAAAGATACATACTCCTCAATATCTTTTAGAATATCTTCTTCATGATATTTGTAAAAGTGTGCTCTTTTTGGTTCGTAAAAATCTTGATCCATTTTTGTTTCTTCTGTTACTTGTAATGACATTCCATCGTCATAGGTTTTAAAATGATGTGATCGTTGGTCATCTACATCTGCCATGTATTGGTCATAGTAATTACTTTCATAATCAAGACCATCTTCTTCTGGATCTCTTGGTGGCCATGGTGAACCTGGTGTCCACTCAAAACCACCCATTCTTTCGATCCGATCCAACTCAGGATCTCTTTCTTTTTTATCCACTATTGGATACTCCTCATCAAATGTGCCATTGAGAATATCATATAATAAACTCCATGCATTCATTATATCACTCTCCTGACTGTTGGTCAACTGGTAGGTTAAAGTCAGCATCTACTTTGTCATATAGTTCCATGAATGATTGCTTAGTATCATCATCAAAACGATTTGTGCAAACTTGGATTGCCTTTGCTTTGTCTCTAAAGATAGAGAATGCACGTATGATGTGAACAAGACGACGAGTGCTGATAATCTCTTCTATACCACCATCATAGAATGTTTTACGAATAATGTCTGCCCAATCAACAAGTTTTTTAACAAACTTTTCGTCAGTTATACTTACACTTGCAGCATGTAGATTCAATAATTTCTCTTCAATCTTAACTGATGGATATGATTGCTCGAAGGTCACAGGAAATCTTTCAAGGAATGCTTCGTTAAGAACATTAGTTCCTATGAATCTACCATCGTCAGATCCTTTACCTTTTGTATTCGCAGTCGCAATGACATTGAATCCTGCAGCAGGTTTTACCCATCTACCTATCTTCTTCAAGAAGATACCTTTACCTTCAAGAATAGATTGTAAACATAGAATCTTGTTTGATGCTAAATCGATCTCATCTAAAAGGAGTATAGCTCCCCTCTCCAAAGATTCGATAACTGGTCCATTGTGCCAAACAGTGTTACCATCAACAAGACGAAACCCACCAATAAGATCGTCTTCATCTGTTTCTATTGTAATATTAACTCTAATTAACTCTCTATTTAGTTGGGCACATGCTTGCTCGACAGAAAATGTTTTACCATTACCTGACAATCCTGTAATAAATGCAGGATAGAATTGCTTAGATTGAATAATCTTTTTGACATCTTTGAAACCACCGAAAGGGACAAATGTATTGTCTTTTGATGGCACTAAGTTTTTCTCTTGAACTGGTGCTGATGGAGCATTGAATGTTTTCTCAATCTGCTCAACTGCTTCTTGTGTAACCTCAAGATTCCACTTACCTTTTGTCACTTTATATTTCTGCAACTTACGAGTCACAGTGTTGTAATGAATATCATTCATAGAGCAGAATGCTTTGATATCTGCTGTGGTAATTTCTGACCCATAGAGTGATACTAATTTATCAGTGATTTGCTCTTCGGTCATTTTAACGGTGAAGGGAGTGTAAGGCATGATGTAGTTGTTTGTTCGATATACTTATTATAATTCATATTCATATCAATACAACAACTAATGTGCCAGTTTGTTAATTGGTCTATATACCCTGATCTTTATTTTTTGTAAGAAACTCTTTCATGGATGATTGTAATTGACCTTTATTTTCTTTTGGGTCAAGTTTATCATATCCTTTTATCTTTTTCCACTCATTATACAAAGCACCTAATACCCATGCCTGAGATAGTTGTTTAGGACCATTCTCTAATAGTTCAAGATGTCTCTTGTTACTTGTATATTGTTTGTAGTCTTCTCTCCAATTGGAGTCATCATAAAGTTTTTGTGTCATCATCCGTAAGTAAAAGTCTTTCCTTTAATTTGAGATTGTCCTTCTGGGTTTTTACCCTGTGGTTTAAATTTACCAACACCTATCCCTTTTGCTTTTCCGAGACCACCTTTTCGTGTTGCCTGTAGTCTACCACTTTTTTTAGTTTGTGTCAACACAGAGTCCTGACCATACTTCTTACCAAGTGACTTCACTGCCTTTTTAAATTTTCTCTTACCCATCTTTCCAGAGGTCACTACATGTGATCTCTCTTTAACTTTTGTTTCTTTACCAGACTTATCTTTCTCTACATATGATCCAGTGACCTTTGTAGCACCTGGTAAACCCTTACCACGAATATCTTTATCTAATTGTTTTGCTCTTGCCTGATTTTGTTTCTTGGACTTGTCACCCCTCGAACCTGACAGGATGGCCATGCCACCCTTATCAGATTTACTTTTAATTCGAGAGAGACTACTCTCTTGCATAAATTCTTTATAGGTCTTCATCTCTATAGACACTTTTTTATATTTAGGCAATCATAGTTACAAACTCATTCAAGATTTTTTTATTCATTTTCTTTGCAGTTAATGACTTAGTAAATGCTCTTTTGATTTGTGCCTTGGTTGCACCCTCTTCGACCTCAAATTCAGAATCATTTGCAAGGGCAGTAGATGATAATCCAAAGTAAACATGGTATCCAGATCCTTTGACTGCGACTGCTTTTGTTTTTCTCCAAGTAAGTCTATGCTGCTCAACCTCTGAACTATTGTAATCATCACAGTTGACACGAAGGAAACTCGAAAGGTCTCTTGGTGCCATGATACGAATACCAACAAAATTTACATCAGGATAAGTATCACGAAGGTCTTGAAGTAGAACTGGTGTGAATGAATGCCATGAGTCACCTGTCTTATATGTTTTACCTGTCTTACGATTACGTAGATAACAACTGGTATCTAATGAACGTGATCCCATGTATGGTGTATCTTCCCAGTTCCTTTGAACTTCTTGATGATAGTTTAAAGAATATGCTTCACCATCTGTAAGTATCACACAATTGACTTTCTCAACACCATTCTCTTTACGGAACTGTGGAATAATTTTGTGTAGTGCTACGATTGACTCATTAAGTGGTGTGCCTGATAAACTCATACCAAAAGGAACGACTCTACCTCCATTAAAATTATTAAATGCTGTAGCAATATAGAATATATTCTTTAATTGATTTTCTAAGTTTTTACCACGAACTTTACTGGTAAATAAATTCATCAAACTAAAACCTGGTCTGACTGTGAATAATCCATTTTTTGGTTCATAAGATTCTTTCGCATCACCATTTTCATCTTGATTAGGGAAGTTTTCAGTGAAAGCATAAACCTCAAAAGGTATTTGAACTTTGTTGCAGAACCAGATTAGATTATAAAGTTGTTTGATGGTATCTAACATCTCACGAGACATTGAACCAGACCAATCTAGAACAAATATTAATCCATGATTCTTACCATCTGGAATGATAGAAACTTTCTTGAATAGATCTTCATTGTATTTGTAAGTGTGTAATTTACTTGTGTCAAGAATACCAGTACGACTTGTAGTAGCACGAGCATAGGCACCTGCAGACTTCTTCATCTCAAATTCTTTAACAAGATAGTTGACTTCTTTCTGTGCATCTTTTTTAAACTTAAGAAACTCAACATCTGCTTCTGCCATAACCTTGACAGATTCTTGCAAACTATACAATGCCCAATTTCTCTCACTACCTATAGGCATCTTACTTTTTTCTTCAAGGTCATTACGAATGGATTCGAAGTGAGCATTACATATTGCATGAATAACATCATTGTCAATAATGATTTGATCTGTATCAACATCAGGTAATTCTAGATAATGATTCTCTATACCCTCCATAACTGCAAGACTCTTCAATGCTCTCTCAAGACTCTCAGCAGTCTCGGCAATTTCTGATTCACCAGTTCCCATTTGAACACCACCACTACTACGTCCTTCTGGTATAACTTGATGACTCTCAACATCAGAAACATCTTCATCATCTTTTAGGTTACCATCTTCATCATACCAATCATCTCTTACATCTTCAAGTTCTGCTCCTGATCCACCACCACTTTGACCATCACCACCTTCCAGATCTAATTCTGCTTGTTGTTCTGTTTTCTCTGCTTCTTTTCTCTTCTCAATTTCGTCTAGGCAATATTCATAAATTAACTTAGATACTTCTAATACATCTTTGAATGTCTCACAAGATCCAACACGGTCTACAAGTGTTTGCTCATAATCTGTGAATGAGATTCTGTAGTGTGATCCAATCTTAAAGAATAAATTGATACGATCAGCAAGACTCAACTTAGAAATATCTTTTTTCTTTACATCAAAGAAATCTTGATTATGTAACTCTGTATATCCTTTGTAGAAAGTCTTTGTAATACCATCATAACGACGTTTCATTAACTTCTCAATACGTGCATCCTCTACAACATTAACAACACTTGGATTGATCTTATATTCTTTATACCACTCTTCATTTGGAGTATAGAGTGCATGTCCTACCTCATGACTTACCAACATATCAACAACATCTTCTGTTGTGTTTTCCCACATAGGTAGAGTCAATACTCGACTTACAATATTGAATGATGCAGTCTCAACTTTCTTGTGTTCTACAACAAGGTCTTCTGTAGCAAGAAGTTTTGCTAGTTGTGATTTGATTTCGTATTGAATAGTCATCGGGATTTGTATCTGATATACTCATTATAACAACGAAACCGTCCCAAGAGACGGTTGAGTGGACAGTTTGTTAATTGTCCTTTACTATTTTAGAGAATCCTTTTACTTTATCAAACTGTATCACATTTTCAAACTTATCATTTAAGTCAGACTTATGTGATATCACAAATATATTAGCACCTTTTATAATATATCTAATAATCTTTAAGAACTCATCAGTTCCAAAACCATCAAGAGAACTATCAAAAATTTCATCAAGAATAAGAAGATTAGTATTAACTGAGTTTTTAACTCTTGCAACTTCTCTCCAAGTAAAGAGTAGTGCCAGATCAATACGCATCTTCTCACCTTCACTAAACGAAGCATATGAAAAATCTTCATGTATTGGAGATTTTACAGTCTCTTTAAATTCCTCATCTAAGGTAAAGTTGATATAGAAATCCATCAACTGCAGGTATCTATTAACTTGTTGATTAATGAAGGGTAGATACTTTTTGATTATTTTAGTTTTAACACCATCATCTTTGAGTAGGGAATATGCAAAGTCGTGGTGATGTATATCTTCTCGATGAACTGATAGTTCATCAATTGTATTCTTAAGATTGTCTTTAAACTCTTTTAATTTTTCATGTTCAGTATTTCTGTTTTTAAATTGCTCGGTAGTAACTTGAATTTCTGATTCAAGATCTCTGACTTGTCTTTGGTTGAAAGAGATATGAGTATTGTTTTTAGAAATGTCATTATTGAGTTTAGTAATCTCCTTTGATAATTTTTGAAACTGACGTTCTCGGTCTTGCTCTTTTTTGATGGTCTCTTCAAGGTCTTTATAACCCTTCTTGAGTTCCTTAGCTTTAGTTTGAACGTCAGTAATTCTATTTAATCGAAACTCTTCCTCTATTGGTTGAGTGCATGTAGGGCATGATACATTATCTTTAAAAAACTTATGTTCTTTGGTAAGTGTTGTTACTTTATTGGATAATTTACCCTTTAGATTGTTAAGTTTTAGTAACTTTTCTCCAGCACCTGTCATTTTTTCTTGATTCTTTACTAAATCACAAACCTCATATTCAAGTTTTTCATTAGTTGAAACATAATTATCAGTCTCATTAATGAGTGTATTAATTTTTTCTTTGTTAGTTGTAATATTATTTTTACCCCTATCCTCCAGTTCTTTGATAAAATTCTTTTGCATTGTCATTTTATCTTTTAAATTATCTTTCTTAAGATCAAGAGATCTAACTTTTTCTCTTCTTTCTCTAATTTGTTCTTTAATTAAATTATTCATTGCAGAGAAAATACGTATATCCAATAAATCCTCAATAACTTCTCTTCGATTCGAACCACTTAATTGCATGAAGGGGACAAAAGTGCTACTACCCAGTATAACTATTTGCGTAAAAGACTTATAATTTACCTTTAGTATACCCTCCTCTAGTATTTTCTGATTTGATCTATCGTCTGCCTGTCTATGCATCAAATTTCCATCGACCTCAATATCAAATATATTTGGTTTCATTCCTCTTCGAACAACATAGTCACGATTATTCACAGAAAAATCTAGTTCAACAAGACAATCTCTTTCATTTACAGTATTCATCAACTGCGATTTGTTTATCTTACGAAAAGGTTTATTGAATAGAGCAAAGGTCAAAGCATCCAACATAGTTGATTTACCAGATCCATTTGTTCCAATTATTAAATTTGTATTTTTTTCTAGAAAATTTATCTCATTCCAATGGTCACCAGTCGAAAGAAAATTTTTCCATTTTATAGTTTTAAAAGTTATCATTTTTTAGGTGGAATAATAATGTCGTCAGGTGTAATTACTGCGTATTTGTAATTGTTTATTTTACATGTTTTCAATGCAAGGTCATCATCAATTTCAACAACAACCAGTTCTTTATCTTCATCTTCCTCTAACATCATAGCATATCTTGTAGCATCGTCTTCATCTTCAAATAAAAATAAAACAAGATTACCATACTGATCATCTACAGCATATACTCCTTCCTCCTTTTTGTTTTTAAGTGTAAGAAGGAACATTACTCTACCTCGCAGGCTTGTCGATAAAGGTCTTGGAAAATATTTTTAATGATATTTTTATCAAACTCAATGTCAGATTCATCAATATAACGATTTAATATTGAGATTGTGCTCTCCTCCTCTTCAATTTCAAAGTTTTCAGCTTCTTCAATTACAAAGTTTTCAATTATTTTTAAATCCTGTATACCAGAGGAATAAAGTTTATCTATAAATTTTTCAAAGTTTTTAGGATCAGATTTTTTACGAACAATTAATTTAACAATTTTGTTTTTTAATTGAGTTGCATTATATAATTTATGATTAGTATCTTCATAATATACGTTATAGAATAATTTATAAGGATTGTTAACTGGAGTATGAGTGAGGGTGTCCGTATCAAAGATATGAAATCCTCTTGTATCATTCACATCATTCCAATACATTTCATATGGATTACCTAGGTAGTGTATCTTTCCGTTAGTAGAACGTGTATGAAAATGACCAGAATACACAACATCAAACTTATTAAAGATATCAACATCCATTCCAGTTTCCATCATATGTCCACGAGTGGCTCTGAATCCATTTAACTCAAGATGCCCCATTGCAACTTTGCTCTTACTTTTATTAATCTTGTATAAAGACTCATCATAGTTTTCAGAATTGATCCAAGGTAAAAGAAGAATATCTAATCCATCGATGTTTATTTCAGTTGCTTTTGAAAAAGTTGATATATTTGAATAATCCTTTAATAAAAGTTCTGGTGAGTTTACATGATTAGTATTTTTGTAATAACAATCATGATTACCAGTGATTGCATACACCTTATACTTTCTCATTGGTTCAAAGACAACCTCCTTTGACCACTCTAAACTCTGATAATCGATTGATTTGCGACTATCAAAGATATCACCCATATGAATTATGGTATCAATACCTTCCTTTTCCAGAGTAGGGAAAAACACATTGTCATAAAATAACTTAAAATAATCATGCAAATGTGTAGACCCCTTACGTGCACCGTAATGAGTATCTGTTATTATGGCAAATTTCATCTATTATTATTACGATACTGAATATTATCTTTAATGGTATTGAAATCAGAACTGCTTCCTGACATTGCATTATCGTCAACTGCCATAACTTCATCGAATCCACTTCTCTCAATGATCTTTGTCTTTATATCTAATTGTTTCTTTTCTTTTTGAATTCTTCTGAGAAACGCATAATGTATAACCTGCGTAAAGTAAGCAAAAGGATTTTTGGATTTCTCAGGATCAAAGTTATGTATGTATTGAACGCAATTTTCGATTCCATCTGAGATCATATCCTCTCTAAACATGTAATTGACAAAGTTCGGTTTATACGACAAGTGAGTAGCAATCTTTAGAAAACAAGATCCAAGATAGTTTGATATAGGGGGTTTACCCTCCCATGGTCCTGACTTTGGTGGATCTATACCATGTTTTTTGAGGTATGCTGCTTTTGCAAGTAATGCTGTTCCTCTATAAACAGTTATAGCCTGTAATAGCTCCTTATTATTTACATAGTGTTCGGATTTCTTTCTAGGCATAATGTTTTATTTTTCTCATATTAATATTATAACATACTTTAGATACTTGACAAGTCATGTAAATATTAGTATAATAACTCTGTAAGGGTTCAAAGGGATATAAAGTAGTTAAGTTTCTTTATTAAGCTTAAAGGTTCTTTCGAGATTTTTACGAGCATCTTCAACTGAAGAGATGTAACCCATTTCGTGATTTGGTTTTATAAGACCATTAATATCATATACAGAATCTTCTCCATTAATATAGTGATTATATAAATTAATTAATTTTTCATCATGAGATTCGGTCATAGTAATAATTTTATCTAATCTAATCATAAAAATATCGTCTTCTGGCAGATCTAACCAAGGTTTAACTTTGATATAAGTTCCATGAGCATTTGAATTTACTCCCATGATTACAGGACTTTGGAGAACAACTATAGTATCATTATCTTGATCATTGTCCACAAGAATAAGTGAGAAGATTTCTTCCCCCGAAACTAATTTAATAATTGCGTAAAATTCGTCTCCCATTATTTTTTAAGTGGTATGTTGACTATATCATAATCAAAATTCTCTTCATTGTAAATTTTAATTCTTTCAATTAGGTGGTTAAGTGTATAATTTTTTCGAGATTTATAACTAATGTCATCAGCAATATCATAAAGAGTTGCTCTTGTCTTCTGATTACCCTTCCTTAGAACTCTTCCGATAGACTGTAAATTACGTATTCTTGACTTAGATGGGGATGCAAAAATTATATTGTGTAAATTTTTGATATTAATCCCAGTGGAAAAAGTCCCGTACGAGGCAACGATAATAGCATCATTCTCTTTTTCAGTGATTTCTCGAACCTTTTCCCTGTCCTCGGTGTCCACTCCACCATGAATAAAAAAGACATTTCGACTCTCAATAATATTACTATTATTTATCAAATTGTAAAGAGGTTCTCCGTGCTTCTCAACTCTGGCAAATAGTATCAAAGTATTGCCTTTGAGATCAAGAGCAAGGTTCTTGATAAAATTATTTCGTTTATCATGTCCAATAATATACTGCACTTCTTCTTCAAAATTTTCAAATTTATTCGGTGGGTGTTTCAATAGAAGCACGTTGATATCTAGTTTTGCAAGGTGCCCTTTCTTCATGAGCTCGTCAGTTTTTATGATTTTATAGGAAGGTCCGAACAATCCCTCAAGAACCCATTTATGAGTCTCACTTCCGTCTAACGTGCCAGTAAATCCAAATCGATATTTTGCACTATCAAGTTTTGTCATTATAGATATTAATGACTTTGATTTAAATTGATGAGCTTCATCCCCAACCACAACAGAGAATCTCTCAAAATAATTTCTGGGGAGTTTATAGATTGACTGCCAAGTCGTAATGATTACCTGAGAGTCCGTCTCTCGTTCTTTACCTGCGTATATCTTGTGGCAAAATGAACCAACATCCCAACCATAATCTGCAAAATCTTTATACATCTGTTCTACTAGCGATGTCGTCGGAACGACTATCAAAATATTTTTCTTGTTACCAACATAATATCGAACAATCGAGTATATCATCAGAGACTTACCCGATGCAGTTGGAGATATCAATAGTTTTCTATTATGTCTTAAGGCGTCGTATACTCCATCAATCTGATAGTCTCTGGGTCGATATTTAGATATCGAGTTCATATAATCTTTAACACCCTCTTTTGAGATAAAATCATTCACCTCAAAGGGAGTTCCATAGTATTCACTATCCGTGAATTCGTATGTATATTCGTGATCTTTACAAAATTGTATGATCCGATCAAGTAATCCTATGTATATTTCCCCCTTCTGCGTATTAAATAACCTTATCTTACCATCCCAAAATTTCTTTTTATATGCTGGTGAAAACTTTGCATTTGGAATATCAAAGGTGAATTGATCAGACAACTCATAGTAGATATGAGGTTCTGCGTGTATCTTCAAATACACTTCATTCTTTTTTGATATAATCAAATGTGACATTAGACATGCTCATCTGATTTTATTTAGCTACGTAAATCCAGACTGGAAACGATGCCATTCGATTGCATTTTTAATTTGATAAGTGCGATTTGATACAGTTCGTATAATTTCTTCTAGAAACTTTAGAGTAGTATCATAATATCTTATCTTTAAATCTATCTTAGTCATCCTCTCATCGGCATCTAGATGCCTCTGTATTGCGTCCTTTTCTCTTACCTTATACGGAAATGGATCTTCTTCATAAATCTTGGGATCTGCCTTTCCTGTGTAGTAATTATATCTTTCTAATTTAATCTTTGCTTTTTGGTCTCTTGCTTTTTCTCGCATTAAAGTAATAGTATTATAGATTGTATAATACTTTGCATGTAACTGAGGTATTTTTAGTGACTCATCATGTAGGTTATCAGGATCTATGGTAGCATCTCTTTCCCACATTTCCTGAATTTCATCAAGATTCATAAAGGAGTTCTTCCGTCTGGTTTAACTATATTATACACTGTATATCGAAAAATTGCATCTGCTGTAAAGTAATTGACATCTGTTTCTGTTGCTTCAAATTCAAGTGAAGATAAACTAACTGGAAATAGATCAAAGAACTTAACAATTGCTGTCGTATTGAAATTGCTATTCAATATGTGTAGATTACCATCACTAAAAACTTCTTCATTATCTCTTAATCCATCTTGATCTGTGGTTGCTTTTTTAAATTGGTCTGTTGTTTCTGGATATCCAAGTCCTGTTAACCAATTATGTATTGCCATGTAGTTTTCCATATTCTCATCGACTAAAAACCGAAGAGAAAATTCACCATACTGTAACTTATCACCAGGCACGTCAATATCTTTTAGATAACTTGGTTGCAATGCTGTGCCAAGAGATATCTCAGGTATACGACTTGAGTTTGAAAAAAATGTTACCTTTGGTGTTTTTGATAAAGTAAATTTAAATCCAATAGGAGATAAAAAATTACGATTCTCAATTTGATTGGAATAAATTCTCGACATTATTCACTTACCACTACTGCATTTTTCCACCAAGTAGGTTGATATGTATATGTTTTACCACCTGTAATTCTTGTTTCTGTTGATGCTTTTTGTGCATTAGCATCTGCTTCATTTACATATACTTTGCGATTTTCGTATATATTTGTCCAATGATTATCTCCTGCATAATATTCATTTCCATCAGTTGGAATTGCAGAACCTAAGAGACTTGACTTTTTAATATGATAAGGCATTATTCTTCCTCCACAGGTGGTTTTACTTTTTTCTTGAATAGTGTTGGCAGTTGACCTTTACTTTTAGTAAATTTAACAGCAGATGGGGATTTGGATGTCATACTAGACATTTTTTCTTTCGATGTAGCAAATCTTCTCCTAGCAACATCAGCACGGGTTTCTGTAGGACTCGCATCGGAATCCATATCTTCCATAAATTCCTTGAAATTTTTCATATTAGTTTTTAGTTATTTAGAAGAGTTTTGTTGATCCTTTATATTTTTTTTAATAATTTTTGCGTAGATCACTTCTTCCTTTGTATACAAAAAAGGATTTTTTTTTCTTCTTTTAATTATTAACTTTGCTGCTTTTTTATCTTCCATATAAGTATTTATACGCAAAAAAAAGACCCCCGAAGGAGTCTTTTGAGAATATGTAAAACATATTACATAAGGTTTTTAACAGTAACTCTCTGATAGTATCTGTTAGAGTTCTTAGTGATACGTCCAAGACCTGCGGTTGTTCCTTCAGCAAATGGGTTAGCAACAATACCGTATCTGGTCTTGAAGCCAATTTTTGGCTGGAAGGAGTTTTCTCCCACAGCACGAACCATCTGTAGTGGAACGTAAGGGCAGTAAAACAGTCCTGCATCGTAAGGTGATGTACCTTTGTAACCAACAACATAATACTGTTGAGCAGCACTATTTGCTGAGAATGGATCGATGTATACTCTATACTTACCTTGAAGAACACCAGCAAATGTGTTACCTGTGTCATCAACGTTTAAGTTTGCATTAAGTGCAGGAGTG